GGATGGACGCGTGTGCCGTGCCGTCGAACAGGGACTCCAGGATGAGCAGCGCCCGGTGGTCGCTCGGGTTGACGGCTCCCGAGGTGAGAATGAGGTCGCTGTACTGGAAGGCGTCGCTGTCGTAGTAGATGCTCGCAGGGACGGCGACCTGTCCGTCCTCGACGGGCCGGAACTGCAACTGCCCGCTGCTCAGGTAGCCGCTCATGTTGATCGGGTCCTGTAGGCCGCGCGTCCACAGCCCGCCCCCGCCGTTCCCGGCGTCCGGGCCCAACTCGGCCAGCAGGGTTGTGCCGTCGTCCGCATAGACGCGGAGGGTGCCGACGGACGCGGCCGTCATGCGGCGTGCGGCCCGCAGCTCGCGCACCTGGTCCTCGAGCGCCTTGACCTTGCGGGCCAGCGTGGCGGCGTCCGGTGGGAGTTGGTCGATCTGGCGGGGCATCAGCCCTCCTCTACCAGGATGGGCCGGACGCGGTCGGCGCCCGGGTCGAGCTCCCACGACCAGCAGCGGGCCACGGTGTCGGCGCCCTGCGGGTGGCGGGGCGAGCGTTCGACGGCGAGGTGGATGGTGTCGCCGAGCCCCCAGTCCCGGCCGAGCCGGGGCGAGCGGGAGGCGACCGCATCGAGCGTCCACACCTGGCCGCCCTGCGCCATCAGCGCCAGCGACTGCGCGGCGTGAGCTTCCAGCTGGTCGGGGTCCGTCACGCCGGTCGCGGGCGTGAACCTGTACTCCCAGCGCGGCCAGCCCGCGGCGATGAGCGCGGTCGCCTCGTGCGGAGTGGACGTGAGCCGGGACGATCCCTCGCCCTCGCCGCGGGCCAGGACGACCGTGGCACCCTTCCCGTCCTCGTAGGACTCGGTCAGGGTGTACGTCGCGACGCAGCCCGGGAAGTCGAACGTCGTGGACGTGGCGGTCTGGACGCCGATCTTTGGGCGGACGCGCAGAGGGAACTGGAAGCCACTGTGAGCGCCGTTCCAGATGACGTCGATCGTCCACTCGGGGCCGCCGTCCAGGCCCATGACCTCCTGCAGACAGGACAGGATCGTTTTGTCGTCGCCGTCCTGGGTCGTGTAGTCCATGACCACGCCGGTGCTGGGGGCGTCGATGACGATGGGCGGCCCGTTCGTGAGGGCGGGCGTGACGAGCGCGGAGATGACGGCGGCCTGGTCGGTGCCGATCAGGGCCTGCGACCCGGGGTACCGGCCGTTCAGGTACCGCTCCAGGGAGGCCGCGCCGAGCTGCACACTCTCTGCGCTTCCGGCTTCTCTGGTCAGGACCGCTCCGGCCCATACCGGGGTGTCGGTGGCGGTGTCGACGGCCACCAGCAGGCTGCTGCCCGGCGTCGTCGCTTCATCCCAGTTCGCGGCGGCGCCGTTCAGGTTGAGCTCGGCCTGCAGAGTGGTCGCGTCTCCGAGCTTCCGTACGAGCGCCCCGGACGGCTTGAGCGAGGGCAGGTCCTCCACGATCCCGCCGGCGCCCAAGTCGCAGCCGTACCAGGCGAGCTGATAGGGCGTCTCCGACATCAGACGGACTCGTAGGAGCCGGTGATGCGGACCTGGCTGCCGTTGGCCATGGTCTCCGGCACGCCCTGGCTGTGGAACGCGAGCCGGCAGTCACCCGACGAGGGCGGGAAGAACGTGCTGATGCTCGTCGCGGTCGGCGAGATGACGGTCTGTCCTGCCCACCGGTTCGTGCCGAGCAGCTGGGCGCTGCCGATTATGGAGGCGCCAAGGTTGGCGGCCGCGAAGGGCGGCAACGTCCAGTTGTAGTTGCCGGACCCGTATGTGGTGGTCGACCCGCAGGTGAGGTTGATGTGGAAGATCACCTGGCGGCCGATCTTCTGGTAGCGGCCGATCAGCGTCCCGTTGTTCACGTTCGGGTTGGTGGTGGAGCCGGTCCACACCGGCACGTAGGACGACCAGAGACCCGGCACCTTGTAGTAGGTGTCCCAGGAGGATCCGTTCCAGCGCAGCAGGTCGGTCCCGTTGTCGTAGAACTGGCCCGTGTACGGGCTGGACGGGGCCGCCGCCGACGGCAGGATGCCGCCCGGGGCCACCGTCGACGGGCGGACCGTGGTGTTCACGGAGGCGGTGCCGCCGTTCGACACGGACAGCACCGTGATGTTGGCGAGCGGCATATAGATCTGCGTGCCCGCCGGCGTCGGGGCGACGGGCGTCGACGACGGGGTGCCCGCCAGGTAGACGATGTCCCCCTTGGCCAGGCCAGACGCGTCGACGGAGTTGTCCCACACCCTCAAATAGACCAAGTCCACCCTGTTCAGGGTGGCGTGCGGCGCCGTGTACGTGCCCGGCGACACCGACGACGGGAACGCCACCCGGTACACGCCCTGGCCCGAGTAGCCGATCGCGGCCACGCCCGCCGAGCAGTTGATGGTCGTACCGGCCAGCGTGACCGTGAGGCCCGGGTCGCCAGGCCGGACGCCGGACCGGGAGCCGAGGGCGGTCCCGTCGGTCATGATCTGCATGGCCTCGACGTTGCGGGCCTCCAGGCCCGAGAAGGTCAGGCCGTCGATCGCCCATACGTCTACCGGCATAACTGCCTCCTCACATCCAGGCCGAACGCCATGCGGCGGTCAGCATCGCGGTGCCGTTGTAGGTGGAGCTCTGGAACTGGTAGTTGACGGCCGACGGCCCGCTTGCCGTGGCGGCCGGGATCGTGGGCCAGCCGGACGCGACGGTCATGAAGCGGCGACGGGAGATGCCGCCGTTGAGGAACACGGTGTGGGCGTCGGTGTCGATGACGAGGACGTCGCCGCTGGCCAGGTCGAGCGAGTAGGCGAGCTGCCGCACCGAGCCGTCCGGGTAGAGGGCGGAGACCACGGGCGCCACGACGGGCCCGGTGATCGTCAGGACCGGCCGGGTGTCCATGGAGCCGGAGTTCGACGCGTTGATCTGCCCGGACACGGTCGTCGCGGAGAACGCGAGCGGGAACGCGGCTGGGAACACGAGGCCGCCGGTTGTGGTCGGCAGGCCCGTCGTCCCGGACTGCAGGGTGGTGCTGTAGCGGCGCGGGTCGGCGGCCGTCACCAGCACCGACCAGGTCGCGACCCGGTCGGTGACGTACTGCGCCAAGACCTTCCCGGACCGCCGGACGACCGTCTGCTTGGGCGTGGCCTCCCACACGGTCAGCGTCGTGTCCGTCAGGGCCGCGGCCGTGTACAGCTGGTCCAGCGCGCCGTCGAGCGTGGGCCGGTCCGGCGCCGTCACCGTTCCCGTCAGAGTGATCGGCCGTGACCCGAGGTAGACCGGGGAGGCCCAGGCGCCGTGGTCCGCCTCCCGGTCCTGCACCTCGGCGCGTACCTCGGGGCTGTCCCAGCCCTCCATGGTCTGCAGGTTCCAGGCCACCCCCGACGTGTCGACCGCACCGAGGCGCAGCGTGCCGAGGGTGGCCTGCCGGCCGTCGATGTCCGTACCTGGAATAGCCACCCGTTCCCCCTCTCAGCCGACGAACGACATGTGTCGAGCCACGTCCATCGCCTGCTCGGCGGTCGACTGCTTGGCGCCGTACAGGTTCACCGTGATCTGCCGGGTGACCTCCCGGGCCATGGCCGAGGCGGACACCGGCCCGCCCGTGAAGCGGCCCGCCGGGGTGAGGTGGTAGCCCATCGCGGCCGCCGTCTTGGCGAGCAGCGCCCGGGACCTCGAGGAGCTGTTCCACGGGATCCACGACTCCGGTACGCCCGCCTCGCCGCCGAGGACCATGGTTGGGCGGGACAGGATCCCGCCGGTCGCCATGGGCTTGCCGCCCTGGGAGACCCACTGCCGGACGAACGCGTCCTTGTTCGGCCCGGGCAGCGCCCCGATTTGCGCGGTCATCTTCGGCACCAGGGCCTTGATGGTCGCGGTGTCGAGGCCGGCCGCGATGAGGTCGGCGTACCCGCGGCCCGTCCCGCCGCGCAGCGTGGACAGCAGCACCAAGCTGTTGACGAGGTCATCGCCGCTCAGCGTGTTCTGCGCCTTGCCCACCGCGGCGTTGGCGGAGGCCGCCTGCGTCTTGCTGCCTGCCGCCTGGTGGGCGAGGGTCTGCGCGTTGGAGTCGCCCTGCGCGGCGAGCGCCTGGGCCAGGTCGCCGAACCCCTGCGAGGCCAGCGCCTGGAGATCCTTCGCGAACTGCTGGTTCTGCTGGGTGGCGCCGCCGAGCTGCTTGGTGAAATCGGCGAGCGTGACCTTGGCCAGCTCCCCAGTCTTCTGCAGCTTCGTGGTGATGCTCTTGAACTGCTTGTCCGACGCTCCGGCCAGCGAGTTGACGAGGGCGTAGCCCTCCTCGCCCATCCCCTCGAGGAGCGTCTGCAGTTCCTTGCCGCCCCGCTTGCCGATCTTGTTGAGGCTGCCGCGCCACTTCTCCGTCGCGGCCACGGACTTGTTGAGCTGGGCCTCGTAGGCCGTCAGGTTGAAGCCCGTGGGTGCCTTGGCGCCCTTCTTCACCCCGAGGGCCTTGTCGGCGGCGTTGACGTCCGAGCGCTCCTTGCGAACGTTCGCGTCGGACGCCTTCTTGGCCGTCTTCGCCTTGTCGACGCGCTCCTGAGCGGACCGCAGCTGGGCAGCGGTGTGGTGGCCGTGCCGAACCCTCGCGAGGTTCTTCTCGGCGTCCTTGAGGGCGTCGGCCTTCTTCTTGGCGTCCTTCAGTGCCGTGTTGAGGGCGTCCCACGCCTTCTTGAGGTTCTCAACGGCCTTGTCGTACCTGGACTTCGCGTCCGACGGGCCACCGAGTACGGCCTGGCCGCTCGGGGCGTACGTGAAGCCGGGGATGCCGCCGTTGGCGAACCACTGGACGTTGCCGCCGAGCCGCTTGACGGTCTCTGCGGCGATCTGCCGGGAGCGGCCCCGCTTGCTGCGGGCCAGCGGGATGTACGCCTCGTCTCCAGCCTCGTCCTCGGCCCACACGCGCCAGCTGCCCTTGCGGGCGATCTGCGCGACGTGGTTCTCCCGCATGCCGCCGTCGGCGTAGAAGGACAGCACGCTGCCGCTGGCGTTCTTCGTGATGCCGGGGATGCTCGGCCCCTGCTGGACCTTCTTGTAGTACTCGGTCGTGTAGACGCCGATGCCGAGGGTCTTGCCGGACATGCCGTTGATCGCGCCCTGGATCACGCCGATCGCGCTCTTCGGCGGCCCGGTCGGGATGGTGATGGACACCTTCCCGTTCTTCATGTGCGTGACCTTGAAACCAAGGTCCTTGAGGTTCTCCTCTGCCGTCTTGGTCAGGGCGTTGACCGTGACCGAGCGGCCCTTGGTGCCACGGATCTTGTCCTGTACGTGCTGCAGGTCGGAGATCGCACCCTGGGTCTTGGCGTCGACCTTTGTGGACACGGCCGGGGGCAGCTTCAGGTAGGCCGCGGCGAGCTTGTTGACCGCGTCCTTCGCGAAGCCGCGCGCGAGCAGGTCCTTCTTGAGCAGGTCGATGTCCGTGTTGAGGACCTTCTGCCCGGCTTCCTGGCTGTTCTTCTGCTCGGCGACTGCCTTGGCGTGCTCCATCGCGGCCTTGGCCGCATCCAGGAACGCGCCCTTGACCTTGCGGCCCGCGTCGGTGGAGACGTCGAGGCTGTGCCCGTTGTCCTTCACCGCGCCGTTGAGGTCGGACAGGCTCTGGCGGAAGCTGATCTCGGCCTCGGCGGTGTCGATCGCCGTGCCGTTCAGTCCCTGCAGGGCCTGGGCGAGCTTCTCCGCCTCGGTCCGCTGGTCCTGCATCTCGTCTGCCGTCAGGCCGGCCTGCTCGCCGAGCTTGGCCTGTGCGCCTGCGGTCAGCTTCGACTGGGTGTCCGTGCCCGCCAGGGCCTCCGAATACCCGGGCAGCAGCGTCATCAGTTTCTCGGTCGACGTGCCCTGGGCCGCCGCCTCGACTGCCAGCTTCGAGAACGCGCTAGCGGCGGTGTCCGCGGCGCCGCCCGACACCAGGCCAGCCAGTGCCTCGTCGACGGACTTGATCTGGTCGCGGGCGTCCTGCAGGGCGATGTCCGACTCGGCGACACCCTCGGTCAGGCCGAGGGTGAGCGAGTTGACGATGTCGGTGGCGCGGTTCGCCCCGGTCGGGTGGGCGATGCGCTGGACGGCGTGGCCGAAGCCGTCGAGGTTGTCCCCGAAAACCCTGGCTGCCTCGCCGCCCGCCTTCCCCTTCTGCGCCAGGTCGACCAGGGAGTTCGCCATCTTCGAGACGCTCGGCGGCGCGTCCTTGAACTGGTCGGTGATCTGGCGTGCCGCGTACGACACCAACTCCAGGCCTGCGACGACCGCGCCGATCTGCCCGAGCCGCATCATGGCCGTGCGGGTCCGGGCGGCCGTGATGCCCATGGACGCCATCGCGGCCCGGGTCGCCGCGATCCGGGGCAGCAGCAGGACGAACCCTGTGACCGCCAGGGTCGCGGCGCCCCCGACGCCGGTCAGGAGAGTGACTGCCTTCTGTAGGTCCGGGGGGAGGCTGCTGTAGGCGTTCACGAGCTTGGTGACGTACTGCGCCATGGTGCGCAGGGCGCCGTTGGCAGCGGAGCCGCCCTCGATGAGCGCGACCTCAATGGCGCCGCGGAGCCGCTCCAGGTCGCCGACGAGGTTGTCGGTCTGGATGGCGGCCATACGTCCGGCCGCGCCCTGGTCGTTGACGCTCTTGACGTACTTGTCGATGCCCTGTGAGCCGAGCTCGTACAGGATCGTCGCCGACCGCACGGCGTCCGCGCCGAAGATGGTGGCCATGGCGCTGTTGCGGGCCTCCGGCGTGAGCTTGGAGAACGAGGTCTTCATGCGGCCCGCGAGCTCGCTGAGTCCGACGAACTTGCCGGTGGAGTCGTAGGCCGAGAACCCAATCTTGTCCATGGCAGCCTTGGCCTCGTCCGACTGCGGGACCAGGCGCTGCAGCATGACCTTGAGCGAGGTACCGGCGTCCGAGCCGATCAACGCGTGGTCGGCAAAAGCCGACAAAGTGCCGACGGTGTCCTCGAGGGACAGGCCCGTCTGGTGGGCGAGCAGGCCGCCCATCCGCAGCGACATGCCGAGGCCCTTGACGTCCGCCGCGGACTTGTTCGCGCCCGCGCTCAGGACGTCGGCGATGTGCGTGACGTCCTTGCCCTGGAGGCCAAAGGTGTTCATGGCCTGCGCGGCGATGACCGCGCTGTCGGCCAGGTCGATCTGACCGGATGCCGCGAGAGCGAGGCTGCCCTTGAGGGCGCCGCCCGTGATGTTCGCGACGGAAACGCCAGCGCGTGCGAGTTCCGCCTCGGCGTCCGCGGCCTCCGTCGCCGTGAACGAGGTGGTCTTGCCCGCTTCCAGGGCAGCGGCCCTGAGCTTGGCCATGTCCTTGGAGGACGCCCCGGTCACGGCCCTTACGTTGCTGAGGGCTTTGTCGAACTTGGCCGCCGACGCCGCGGCGATGGCGAATCCGGTGACCATGGCGGTGCCGATCGCCGCGCCGGCGCCCGCGATCTGCGAGGTGCTGCGCGCGGCGGTGCGCATCGACCGCGTGTACTGGTTGACGTCTGCGCGCAGCCGGACGGTGACGGTACGGGTGGCCATAGGTCACCTCCTCCCGAGGGGTTCGATACGGACGTGCATGCCGTGGGAGGAGCCGTTCTTTTCCTGGTAGGCCCGGACCGCCATCGCCGAGATCGTGCAGGGATGGCAGCGGATCAGTTCGGCCGCGAACCCTTCTTCGTTCTTCGGGTTGGTGGCCTCACCCCAGGGCTGGCCACAGTCGGGGCAGGCGTCCGCCTCGACTTCCAGCAGGGCGAGGGCCCAGGCCCGGTCCTCCGGGAGCCACAGCGGCTCACCGCGCTTGACCACGCGTCCCAGGAAGACGGACCGGGGCACTCCCCACGCCCGTGCCGCCTCTACTTCTCGTCGATGAGGCCCGCCAGGAGCGCGGAGGCGGCCAACGAGAAAGGGACGGTGTCCGCGGAGTGGTGGACGTCCCAGGCGGCGTCGAACAGCTTCTTGATCTCGCCCTCGTTGATGACCTCGAACAGGTCGCCGACCTGCTCTTCCGTCATCTTGGGCTGGACGCACGCGGCAGCGATGAGTGCCCGCGGGAACGTGTCGCTGTTGAACGCCTCGCCATCGTTCTCCGCCGGGTGCGCGGCCAGCAGGTCCGAGTACGACCGGTCGCCGATGTACCGCAGCGTGAACGGCTCCTCGGACTCACGGGCCTTGGCGCGTACGTCTTTGAGCTGCGCGGCGAGCTTCCGGCCCGGGTGCTCGTCGGTGAGGTCCGTCGGCTCCCATTCCTCGGCGGTCCGGCTGATCTCGTCGGCCAGGCGCTCCGCCTCGCCGGCCAGGTCCCCCGCGAGGCAGACCTGGACGGTCTTCTCGCGGGGCTTGGCGCGCTTGAGGATCTCCTGGATGGAGCTCGCCATCAGGCGACCGTGGCCGAGGTGGCCGGGGTGTCCGTGACGCGCATCGGGGACACGAACTTCATGACCTCGTTGGCGGCCGGGCTGTTGTTCTGCGGCTCACCGCAGGTGATGGGGTAGAGCTCCACCTTCTGGCCCGAGGCCCAGGCGGTCGTGTAGGCCACGCCGCGGCGGACCGCGAGGAACCCGGAGACGCCGTACTTCAGCGTCGTGTACGGGGCGTCGTCGGTGGGGTTGTCGCCGCGCTTGAAGGTCAGTTCCACGTCGAAGCCGACGCGGCCGACGGTCTTCGTGTCGAAGGTCGACGCCAGGCTGGACGTGTCGACGTCGGCGGTCGACGGGTCCAGCTTCAGCCCGTCCGGGGTGATGCGCTTGGTGTAGTCCGCGCCGGCGGTGAGCTCGGCGGCGGTGGGCGCGTTGATGTTGGCGACGGTGGCGAGCCACGCCACGCGGGTCTTGCCGTCGCTGATCAGGTCAGCCATGGGGCCCTCCTGGGCATGAAGAAAGCCCCCGCCGGTCGGCGTGGGGCTCGGTGGTCGGGGTGGGGCGGGACGGTCAGATGCGCAGTGCGGCCACGGTGACCGTGGCGGAGGCCGAGTAGCCGATCCCGCACAGGCCGTCGGTCGGGCTCTGCAGCAGGTCGGCGCTGAGCGGGCCGATCATCCGCTCGGCCGAGGCAGGGACGGCGACGGTGACGTTGGAGACGGACTGGCCGCGCAGGGCGGCGGTCGCGGTCAGCGTCACGGTGATGCTGGACGCCGATCCGTTCTTGACGTGCAGGAAGACGCGGTCTCCGACCTCGCACTTGTCGCCGCCGCCAGTTGCAGCGCCGTACGTCGGGTTGAGACCGGTCAGGGCGACCACCTGGGTCGACAGGGTTGCCATGGGATGCCCTCCATCAGGCAGGAGTTGAGTAGATCCGGTACTGGACCGGTACGAACCAGAGCGGAGGGCTGACGTCGTCGTCCCTGGCCACAGGCGGGCCGCCCTGGTCTTCGGGAGGCCAGCAGATCCGGCCCTCCACGTTCAGCGGCCCAGCGAGGGCCCGACGGACCCGGCCGGCCATCCACAGCGCGCGTACTACGTCCCCGCCGACACACGTGATCTGCATCGTGGTCTCGAAGTCCGTGCGGTCGTCGGCGAGCGACTCCCGTACGGCCATGCCCGGGTCCGGGTACAGGACACAGAACTTGTCCGGCGGCGCCCACCCGCTCGAGGTAGGCGTGCCACCGACGTAGTAGGTCAGCTGCGCGGCGGTCAGAGCGGCCTCGACGGCGTCCAGGTGGGGCAGCACGTCGGGTGTGGCTGGCGCGGGCATCAGGTGATTCCCCAGGCCAGGCCGCGCTCGGCGAGAAGTGCCATCTGTGCCTCGAAGCGAGGCAGTTCCACCGCGAGGGCGCGGCCGCCGTCGTTGTGCGGCGGGTTGTGGACGCTGCCGTACTCCAGCAGGTTGCCGAGGGCGCCCTGCGGGCCGCCCTTGTCCGGGCCGATGGTCGCCATGACGATGTCCCGCCCGTAGGCGGCGATGTCGTAGCCGATGCTGCTCGGATAGAGGCGGCCGTGCTTGCCCGCGGTCTGCCGGGCGTTGGCCCGCCAGTCCCGCTTGATGTTCACGGCGCCGCGCATGGTCACGGCCCGGGCCTCGCGCCGGATCCGGGGGATGCTGCGGGCCAGATGCGCCTCGAGGCGGCGCACGTCGCTCGCGTCGAACCGTGCGTTCACTACGACCGGTCCTCCGTGTAGATCCGCCAGGCGGTGGCCTGGTCTGAGAACTGGGACCCGGTCACCCACAGCACCAGGCCCTGCATGCGCAGATCCTGCGAGTCGGTGACCTCGATGCGGGCGCCGGGCAGGACCCTGGTCCCGTCCGGCAGCGGCGTGGCCCAGGGCAGCGACACCTCGTACTCGCGCAGGGCGATGTCGCGTTCGCCGGCCTTGGTGTCCTGGCCGCTGACCTGCCCCACGGTCTTCACCCGGGCCTTGCCGGTGTACAGGGTGGTCTGCGCGCCGGGCGTGGTGGTGCCCGTTGCCTGGTCGAATCCGTCCGCGGCCTGCGTATAGAGGCGGACGGTGTCGCGCATGCGGCTTTCTGCGGCCGCGCGCCCGGCAGCGAGGGCGCCGTCGACGTTCACGCCGACCCGCTCAGGGTGATGCCGAACGCCTTGCTCCGCGGCGGCCGCAGCTCATCGGCCTCGTCGTCGGACAGGTACACCTCGCCGCGGGAGCGCGACGAGTCGATCGTGTACGAGTAGTCGTCCAGGGACTCTTGCCGCTTGCCGTTCGGGTTGTCCAGCTTCCGCAGCACCATGGCGCAGCAGACCATGGTGGAGATGTCCGTGGGCGCGGTCTCGTACTGCGGGAACTGCTTGAGGATCAGCGCGGTCGCGTCACGGAGCCAGGCGGTGGCCTGGCGTTCCTCGGTGGCCGTCAGGTCGCGGCCGAGCCGTTCCGCCAGGTCTCCCAGGGTCGCCAGTACCACCGTGGCCTCCTACTTCGCGGCGCCGCCGGAGGCGTCGTCCTTGCCGCCGTCGGACTTGGCGGAGGCCTTGGCCTCGGTGATGCCCTCCTCTTCCGGGAGGGCTCGCAGGCGCTTGACCACCGCGGCGTCCGAGGTGGTGAACTCGCCGTCCTTGAACTGGGCCCAGATGCCCTTGTCGTCCTGGAGGGTCAGGGCCGGGTACTTGCTGCTGTTGAACGTCGCCATGACGGCGGTCTCCTTACGAGAGGTCCTTGATGACGCCGTGGTAGGTCTCGGGGCCGTACTCCAGGCCGACCTCGCCGTACAGCTGCCACTTCTCGGAGGCGCCGGTCTTGGCGATCGGCTCGGCGAAAAGCAGGCCCTTGCCGGGGATCTCCAGCCACACCGGGGCGCAGACGGAGAGGTCGACGACCGCGATCTGCCCGGTGGGCATCCAGCGGTTGAGCATGACGCCGAAGGTGCCGAAGTCCGTGACCAGCGTGTCGACGGCGACGCCACCGATGTTGCGGGTCATGGTCGGCTGGTTCAGCGAGCCGGTGCCGTACAGGTTGGACAGGTTGACCTTCTGGCCCGGGCCCGTCATGAGGACGGTGGTGTCCTGCGGCAGCTTGGCGCCGTTGCCGTACATCGTGGACAGCTGGGCGTCGACGATGGCCTTGGACAGGGCGCGCGGGGTGCCGCCGTTGGCGTTCACGTTGGTCGTGATCGCCGTGAGCAGGCCGCGGGTCTTGCGGGCGGTCGCGTTGTTCGCGGGCTTCGCGTAGATGCCCGACAGGAACGACATCTCGATGTCCACGGCCATCGACTCGAGCTCGGTGGTGATCTGCGTGGTGAGCTCGTCGTTGATGGGGTTGTCGTCGGAGCCGATGTTGATGCCGGAGTACATGCCGGTCGCGGCCTGGCGGGTGTAGGACACCTCGACGGCGGACTGGTGGATCTCCACCACGTTGGAGACGTTCGAGCGGGAGCGGGCCACGCCGGTCGGTGCGGCGGCGCCCTCGACGACGCTGTTGTTCGTCGTGGAAGAGCGGCGGTCGACGGTCTGCCACTCGAACTCGACGGACTTGGTCCGCATGCCGCCCGACAGGCCGCCGATCGCCGCCAGGAACGGCGTCTCGGTGGGCGTGACGGTGTAGAGCTGACCGTGATAGTTCGGCAGGTTGTAGGTCGTGCCCTGCCCGGAAACTGCACCCATGGGGGATTCCTCTCTGAGGGTGAGGGCCCGGCCGGAGGCCTGCCCTTACTTGCTGGTCTTGGTGTTGATCTCGCGGAGCTGCTGCGTCTTGAGCGCCATCACCAGCCGGGTGTTGCCGGACTGTTCGGCCTCGGCGATCCGCTGCGACAGGTTCGGCGGGGTGCCGGGCCTGGCGCCCTGCGCCGGATCGGGCCGCGGTGTGCGCGGTCCCGGCTCGCCGGCGGCCCAGTGCGGCTTGCGCGTCAGCAGGTCCTCGAGGGCGGCCGTGATGGCCTCAGCGTCGACGGCGCCTTCCTCGCTGACGAAGGAGCCGCCAGAAAGGGCGTCGACGGCGTCCTGCGGGTCCTGGAAGCGGCCAGAGGCCAGCGCTTCGACCTTCGAGGCCACGGCGAGCCTGGTGGCCTTCTCCGCGCGGTCCTGGGCGGCCTTGAGCGCGTCCGCCTGCCGTTCCGCCTCGGTCTTCTGCGCGTCCTCGAACGTCTTGAGGCGCGCGGCCTGGTCCTTGGTGAGCTGCTCGGCTTCCTTGGCGCGCTTCTTCCATTCCGTCAGCGCCTTCTCTCCGGCCGGGCCCAGCGCGGGGTCCCCGTCGCCGCCCTCGGGAGGCGTTGCGGGGTCGGCGGCCGGTGGCGGCTCGGGCGGAGCTGCGGGGACAGGCGGCGGGTTGCCCGCGGCCGGATCCGTGATCGGTTCGGTCGGTGTCGGTGTGCTCATTACGGCTCCCGTTGCAGGAGTTGGGACCTTGGCGTTGCGCCGCGGTCAGGTCAGGTAGCCGAAGCGCCGCAGCATGGCGAGCGCCTCGTCCCGGCTCTCAGCGAGCCGGAAGATCTCCTCGGGCATCAGGCGGGGCGTCGTCAGCCGGTACTGGCGCCCGATGTTGGCGGGCACCCGGCCGCGGGCGATGTCCCGGGCCCGTTCCTGCCGGTAGAAGGCCCCGCGCGTCGTCGTGCCCTCGCGGGTTGCTGCCAGGCGGCGGCCGTAGGCGGTGGCGGTGGTCATCCCGCGGCGGGCGTTGACGATCTGGCCCATGTCGGCGCCCTCGCGGATGGCCCGGGCGCCGGCGTCGCCGAAGACGCGGTCCTGCTCGGCCCGGGACAAGCCGTTGAAGTAGGCGCGCGGGTCGATGAACCCTGACGAGCCGCTGCCCGGCCTGGTCGTGGGGGAGAAGTTGTCCGCCCCGATCCGGTCGCGGTGCTGGTTGCGGGCGATCAGGGTGGTCGGCAGGTGGATGCAGTCGCACCGGGGGTGCCGCTGAAAGCCGCTGTTCCAGCCGTACTCCTTGCCCGCCAGGATCACGCACCGGGCGCAGGCCGGAGGCTGCACGACGCGGACGTAGCCCTGGATCGTGCGCCGTCCCGCCATGCCGACGCTGGTGGCCCCGCGCCCGGCGTCCACGACCTGCGTCGAGGTGATGCGGAGCGCGCTGGACAGGGAGCCGCGGAACGCGTCCTCCATGGACTGTCCGGCCAGCATCCGCACCTTCCAGTCGATGACCGGCTGGTAGAGCAGGGACAGCAGCGGACGCCCGTCGGAGGCGATGCCAGCGAAGGCGCCGGGGACGACGCGGCCGGCTGCCGTGGCGTCCGCGCCCTCGGCTTCCAGGACGTTGTCGAGGTACGGGTCGGCGAGCCGCGCGGACTCGGTCTGGGCGTCGACGACAGCGGCCACCAGCATCGGGGACAGCTGTTGCCAGGAGCCGCTGATGTCGGACCGGTTGATCTGCCGCCACACCGCCTGTACGCGGTTGGCCGCCTGCCGCACGAGGATCTGCTGCCGCCGGTACTGGTCGAGGGCGATCTCTCGCAGCGCCGTGTCGACCATGGCCTACCCCGCCGGTAGCGGAGGGACCTGGTCGGCGCCCGGGTTGAGGACCGGAGGCTTGGGGCCGTAGCCGGCCGCGAGGTCGCCGCCGATGGCCCGGGCAAGGGCGTCGTCGTCCATCTGCCGCATGCGCTGCCGCTGGACGGCGGTGTATCCGAGGTCCTCGCGGGCCTGCTCGACGGGCAGGATGTCCGCCTGCTTGAGCTTCACGATGGCGTCCGCCTTCTGTGCGAACGTCGGCGTGCTGGGGTCGCGCCACAGCGTTTCCAGGTTCATTGCCCGCGGGTCCCAGGTGCCGTCCCGGAAGCGCAGGATCAGCCGGTTCATCTGCTCGTACGAGCCGCCGAAGGACCGCTGCCGCCGCTCGGCACGTTTCACTAGGCGCGTCTCGGCGGACCGGATGGCGTCCGCAGAGGGTGGGTTGTTCGTGTCCAGGCCGAGGAAGTGCGGCGGGAGGCCGGACAGGCCGCCGACCAGCCGGGCGAGCAGCTCGATGGTGGCGTGGAAGTTCGACAGCTGCGCCTCGGGGAACTGGATAACGTCCGCTCCGTCGTCGCCGCCCTTCTTCTTGGACATGGCCCAGATGCGGCCGGCGATCCGGGACCACTTCGAGACCTTGTTGCCGTTCTGGTCGACGAAGTCTTCCTCGTCGACACCGAAGGCCACGCGGCGTGGAACGGCGTGGAACTCCGCGCTGACCATCATGTCCGTGGCGATCTTGCAGGCGGCATCGCTGAGGGGCAGGATGCGCGACAGCTCGGAGACGCCGTTCGGCTTCATGATGCGGCCGCGGTTCACCAGCGGCACGACCGGGACTTCGCCCAGCTTGTGCTCGTCGCGGTACGTCTCTTCCCAGGACGTCACCGACGTCTGCTTGTAGTAGACCGTCTCGTCGGGCAGGTACAGGGCCGCGTACTTGTCCGTGACGGCGTCCGTGATGGGGTCCTGCTCGTGCCAGCGCTTCAGGGCCGCCCGCACGCACCGGGTCCGCGGGTCGCGGTCCACCTGCATCTGTACTGGCGATTCGACCGTCACCAGGGGCGTCGCCGGATCCTTCTCGTTGGTCCCGACCACCAGGAACGACCGGCGCATTACCAGGGCGTCCACATGGGCCTGCTGGGACTTCTCGTCCATGCCGTTGGCCTGCCAGATCGCCCACAGGTCCTTGGCCGCTGACTCGTCGTCGGCGTACCGGAACCCTTCGACGTCCAGGCGCTCCTCGAGGGAGTCCACCACCAGGGACGGCCAGTTGATGACCACCTGCCGGATCTGGTCCCCGAGCTCCTCGAGCAGCTCCGGGTTGAGGTAGGACAGTTCCTGCTTGCCCTCGTAGTACCGGTTCAGCTCCTCAAGGCCCGGCTCGAGGCCCTCATGGACGCGGGCGAGGTAGGCGACCCAGTCGGCGGGGGTGCGGTCCTTGGCTTCCACGGCTGCACCCCCTTTCACAGGACGATGACGCGGGACTTCTTCTTCGGTCGGGCCTGGCCCGCGGCGATCGCGTCACAGGCGGCCTCGTGCGCGAGGATCGAGATGACCGAGAGGTCGATCTTTTGAAGGTGCGTCGCCTTGCGCAGGACGTAGCGCTTCGACGGCCGCGCCGCCTTACGTGCGTTCCGGACGTGGATGGACGTGGTCTCGCAGCCGTCGTGCCGGAACGTCGTGTCCTTCTTCGTGACGTCGGTCAGCAGCTGCTCGCACGCCGCGTGCATCTGCACGACGCGGTACGTCTGCCACTCGGTGACACGCTTCTCGCCGTACCGGGCCTGCCAAGCGGCAACCTCGCTGGTCCAGTACGGCGGGTCGCAGTAAAAACGCACCACGTCGTAGCGGCCCATGAGTTCGTCCACCGCGGCGTCGACCTCGAGGCGCGGCACCTGCCCGTCCCACTCTTCCGGGTCCCAAATGCAGGGCCGGTTGTCCGGCCCGTACGTCGGGGTGAACTGGTAACCGTCCAGGGTTTCGGCCCTTAGGCCGGTCCAGTCGTCCACGTCGGAGCCGTCGAAGCCGAGGACCAGACGCGTGCCGTCAGGAACGTCCTCGAGCGCGATGCGGGCGTCCCAGCGGTCTTGCTGCAGCCAAGTGCCCATGCCGGCCGTGATCCGGTTGCCGTAGAAGCGTTCTGCTTCCGCGGGCTCCTTCTCCATCAGCTCGGCGGCCTCGCCCTCGATGGAGTCAAGGTCGATGTGATGGCTGCCCTCGTAGACCGAGGCGTGGATCTTCCGGCGCTCGGACTTCTTGGCGTAGTCCAGGTCTTTGGGCGGCAGCCGGTGGTACCGGTAGACGTCCTTGACCTTGGTTTCCGCCGTCTTCTGCGCCACGGAGTTCTCTGTGGGGTCCCAGGCGTTCGTCTGTTCCAGCGAGCGTCCCGACATGCCCGCCAGGCCGCGGCGTTGGGTGGTGGCGACCTTGGTCATGCCGTTGCCGTCGGTCCAGATCCCGGACTCGTCCTGTGCGGCAAAGGTGATCGGGTTGCCCAGGCGGGACTGAGCCGAGGCCGTGACGACGTCGATGCGGCCGTCGTTCGGGAGGCGGATGAACTGCTCGCCCACCCGCATGATCTCGGAGAGCGGTCCGTTGCGGATCATCGCCTGCAGCGGCCGGTACGTGTTGTCCGTCTGGTCCTCGGACGTCGCCGTGATCTGGATCAGCGGCTGATTCCACGGCCGGCCCATCGGCTCGCCCGGCTCGTACTCGTACACCCAGCCGCAACCACAGCGGTGATCCGCACAGCGGTACCGCTCGCCGCCCTGCGCCCAGCCGTTGAACAGGACCGGGCCGACGGCCTCTGCGGCAACGATGGACGCTGCCCAGGGCCCCTTGCCCGACTTCTGCGGCGCGACGGCCTGCACGCGGCGATACGCGAACGCGGTAGCCAGCTGGCCGAGCTCGGCAGTCGGCTTGATCCGGTAGAGGTTGGCCGTGATGCGGAGCTGCCAGTCGTACATCTCGAACGGCTGGGGCGTCGGGTCGAGGCCGCCCACCGACTGCAGCTTGCAGTGCCGCGTAATCCAGTCCGGAACGACGAACAGCGTGGGGAAGTCGAGGGACCAGGTCCCGTCGTCAGCCGCTACCACCGGAGACCGCCCTCAGCCTGGCTCGTGCCGAGGTCGGCGAGATGTCCGGGACAGTGCCGGGCACTGTCAGCGTCTCGTCCTGCTCGCTGGCCCGGTCGATACGCCACCGGTTGGCGCGCATGCCCGGCGTGGACAGTCCGAGCGAGTCGCCCATCTGCCGAACCAGCGTCGACAGAGCCACGGAGGACTCCCGGGCCTCCGCCTCCGCCAGGCGGCGCACGTACAGCGCCACCTCGAACTCCTGGCCGTAGCGCTCCCACATGAGGGCCTGCGGCATCTTCCAGAAGCGTTCCCACAGTTCCAGCTCGCGGTCTTCCGGCCAGGACAGGGGAAAGTCGGGCGTTGCGCCCTCACGGCCCTCTGCAGGCAGGATCGTCCACTCGCCGGCGTCCCGCTCACGCCTCAGCGCGTCGGGATCGGGCGCCGGACCGGAACGGGATCGTGCTCCACCCTTCGGCATGTCGATCACTCCAGTTGGCCGCGTTGCACGGCGTCAGTGCCGTCACCTTGCGTGACAGCGGAGCATGATCACCGGACCTCTGAACCCGGCAAAGTTGGGAGCCATCTCCCCGGCGGTACCCTGTGGATCTTGATCTGGGGTTCCTCCCCCGGGGTGATCATGGTTCGAATCACTCAGCGTGACCGTCGTCGCTCTCTGGCAGGTCCAGGTCGATGACCAGGGGCGTTACCCGCTCGACGGT